ATCCATTTCCAATTGTATATAATCTATTTGTTCTCTTCTATCTGCAAGATTATTGCGGGGTAAGAATGCATGAGAGATTAGATAATATTCCCCTTCATCTTCATACATAATATTTATTGCTGTTAAATCTGTTGTTAATGATGCATCCACACCAACTACAACTTCTCTTCCAGTTAAATCTACCTTTGCAACCCCACATTTTGTCCATGATTTATAGTCAATATACTTTTCTCCTGTCTTACCTTGAAGAAAATTGTTCATATCTTTAGTGATATATTCAATCTTTGCTGTAGATTTTACCATTGCGACTGCTCTATTTTCACGAATAGTATTATAATTTTCCTCTATTCGTAGTGGATTAGATTGATATATACCTTCATCATTCCATAAATTCTTTTCATCAGCATAATATAACAGTGCAAATTGTCTATCATTTTCTATAACGCCATCAAATACTTTCCTTATGTAATCAATATCCTCTTCCATAATACTTGATGCAATATTATAAGCAGTAGTAGTTCTAAAAACTATAGGATTTACAACGTTCTTCATTCCACCTTTAAGGGCATTGAAATTATCAGCATTTTGAAAGTTACCATGTTCATCACTTACCATTGCACAAGGTCTTACAGTATTGTTCTTTCCTGCTTCTGCTGTCCTTGGTTGAAAGAAACTATGTGTGTATGTACATGTTATTTTTCCTGTGAAAGATTTACTTATAGAAAATAATTTCTCCATTTTAGGACTTGCTTCTAATATTTGTTGCATTGACTTTTTAATCTCACTTGCTAATTCTTTAGTTAAACAAATACTATAAAACTCTGAATAATTCTGCTCTGTTAACATTAATAATATAAATATAATTGCTACTGTTGCAGTCTTTGCATTTTTTCTACTTATAAAAAGTGTTACATCATTGTGTTTAAATTTCTTGTGATTGTTTTTGAATCTCCATGCGAATACATTCGTTATTAAAAAACATTGAAATGATGCAAGATTTCCTAGAACTTCTTCACCAGCAACAAATCCTGTAGCAAAATTTAATAATCTTAATAATCCTTCTATCCTTTCTAATTGTTCAACATCAAAATAATACTTAAACTCATTCTCATTTTGATTAATATTATAGTCATTTAGGAATATTTTACATTGTTGTTTAACTTCTTTTGTAGTAATTTCTATATTATTGTCAACATCTTCTGCATATTTTAATGCTTCATTTAATAAAATCATTATGAATCACCTTTTAATATTTTCAATGCTTCATCAGTATCTTTATCTTTAACTAAAGTTGTTAAACTACCCATTTTTGCTCTCGACTGGGGAGTTAAACATAATTCATTTTGATATCTTAATAAATCTGATGCATAAGAATTCTTAACTCTGAGTGCATCTTTATTTAATATATCTTCATTCAATAATATCTCTGCTTCTTGTATTCTGTCTGTTGCAATTGCACAATTTGATAAGATATATATGTCTAAATTACATAAAGAATTTGAAGCCTCCATTTCCTTAACTATAAATCTAAATATCTTCTTTGCATTTGCGTTAAGATAAGTGGGTGGCTTAATTTTATCATTATTTCCTTTCAAACTATTTTCAACTGCTTGACGTTTTTCACGTTCTTCTTTTGTCCAATGTTTACTCGTTGTTTCTATTGATTTACATGGTCTGCTCATAAAACCACCTCACTTTCTCTTATTAATAATAATTATTAGTTAGTATTGGATATGAATATGCTTATTTTGGGACATTTTTCACGGTGATTGTATCCATGCGGTTATTTAAGAATCTTAAATAGTTTTCAATACTCCCCTACCCATCAGATTTCTTCCTTATGTCTAATTTGATGACACGATTCACATAAACAAATTAAATTATTTATATCTAATCTCTTATCATAGTTCTTCTTAATTGACACTACATGATGAACTACATTGTATATAGTTATCTTCTTACTCTTCATACAGTCTTGACAAAGTGCATAGTCTCTTGCTACTGCAACCTCCCTTACTCGTTGCCATGCCTTACTATGATAGAACTCACTGTACTTCATATTATCTTCACTGTTCCTTACAGTCTTGTCATAGTATCTATTACTCTTAGTCTTATCTATCTTAATAGTATCTTTACATTGTTCACAGTACTTAGTTCCATATGGTATCTTTTTATTACACCTAGAACATAACTTCATTAACATATATGTATGCTACCTCCTATCCAGTGTATTGCATAACTAATACAATACCGCATTAATAATCTAGTACACTCGTAAAAAAGAGTATATACATATACTGCATATACCTCCAATTTATTTATACACGACAAAAATAAGCCTATCTCTAGACTTTATTTTATTCTATATTTAATTACCACTATAGTATCAATATTATAATTTTATTAACTATAATTGCTCTAGTATTTTATTAATAATCGTATCAGAATACTCTTCATATAAAGTATTTTGATATACATTGTTTTTTTTATCATCTTCTTCTAGTGGAATCCTTATCCATTCAGGATTTGTTTCATAAACTCTCTTCCAAAGTATTTTACGACCAAATCCCATTGAATCTTTACTATTAGGGAAATAAAACTTTTCAATCTTTCTTCCAATTACATACCCAATTGCTTTGATAAGTACAACACTTCCCTGTATTGAAAAAGATTTAATATAGATTATGTCTCCCTTTTTTATTCTTCGCAACATTTCATATAAAGAACTTGCCTCAGATTTACCATATCCAATACAAGCGCACTCTTCAGTTATAAAATCAGATGCTACATTTTCATCATAATAAGCTCCAATACCAAAAACAGCCATTTTCTTCATCCCCTATTATTTATTACTCCCATTATATTATCGTTGAATAATTTATGAAGTTTAATTAAAACTATTTATTTTTCTTAAATACTTTACTAACTAATCCAACAGCTATTTCATTTAAAGCTGGTGCCAAATTATTTATAAATCTCCCTCTAATAAAATACTCTTCAATTTTTTGCTGTTTCTCTAATTTATCAGCCTTCTCTTTTATTACTATTTGTTCTTCAGCCATTTCCTTTTCAATATCATCTAAAACTCGTAAACATAATTTAAAAACAATAACTTTCTTATCGTCTTTAGAAAGGTACAAACTAATAGAAAATCCAGCATACACTACAAATATAGAAGATATTATTGTAATGACTATAGTAACATTGGGATACTTATTGTATGTCGCAATCATACCAGTTATAAATATTGTAATAGCTAACAGCGTAAAAGATAAATAATTAGGTACACTTAAAACTTTACCATTATTTATATCCCTCTCTAGACTCGCTCTTTCAATATTAATATCTATTGTTTTTTGCATAATTCTATTTATATAGTCTTTTTTAATATAATTGTATGTTTTTTTAATTTCAAGATAGTTCTCTCCATTATTTATATGTTCCATAAATATTTCTTTATATGGTTTAGTAGTTTTTCTACTCCAAGACATTATTATCACCCCATAACCATAATTCGCTATAAAGTGGTAAAATCCTTTAATTGTTATTTCTACATAAAAAAACACCCAACTAATGGATGTTTCAATTATCTATTCTTATTATTCTTATTTACACTATAATTCCAAGCCAAACAAAACATAAATATACCAATTCCCATTGGTGCTAGCTTAAAAATGCATAATGCTAAACTAATTACACCCATGCGAATCAAATTTATCTTCTTTAAAGTCTTCCTAGGAGCAGTAGCAGTAGCAGTCTGTATAACATTACTATTAGTTATACTATTCATTCTACTTTTGCTCTTGCCACCACTAATTTTATGTTGGTCAGTATAATATATCCCCGTCCCAGGTAATCCAACTGACTTTCTAACAACACCTTTACTATTTAAACTTACTCTAGCGCCTTTAACTCCACCACTTAAACTAACACCACTTTTATTAAGATTTAATTTTAGATGTTTACTGAGCTTAATGCTCTTCCTTATATGAAATCCCATTTATACCACCTCTTATTGTTAATTATACTCTATTCTTAAGAACAAAAAAGAGGTAATTATAACTTTTAAGAATAAAATAAAAGCCTAACTTCTAAGCTCCTCTTATATAGATACTTTAAATAATTTTTTTATTCTTTAATTTGATTTTGTTCTAAGTATTCAATTCCTTGTATTGTTATCTTAGCATTTAAATTTATAAACTGCCTTTTACCCATTACTCTGCTAATTTGAACCCCACTAAGTAATCCATCATCGGTCATAATTTCTAATATTTCTGCATATTCTTCTAATTCTAATTCTAATTCTTCTTTTGGTTTTAATCTACTTTTTTTGTCTAATTCATCAAGTATTTCTAATATCTTCTTTTTTTTCATTATTACCATCTCCCATATAACATAATTCTACACTTAAGATACAATTCCCTTCTTTTACAATTTATATTATTTATAACTTATAAAGTCATTTAAATTCCTGTTTATAGGGTAGCAACGTTTCATCACTACCCTATAATATTTATTTCAATTTTTATGTATAATTTTCTAATTTCGTGGTATAATAATTATAATGATATATTTAGCATATAAGTTGTATTCTCGCCAAAGGATATAGCTTATTATTCTTGTACATATGTTTCATTAATGAAATTAGGTTTAATAGGTTCTAAGTGAATCCATTTTTTTATTCCAATCATATTTATGTAATTAGCTTTAATATTAACATACATCTCTTCTATTTGTTTTGCCTTATATCCATTCATTTTCAACCATAATATTTCTCTAATCATTTGTTCACTATATTTACAATTTGGATTATTTGCACCAGTGTTACTTTTACTACGTCTCATTGTGCTAAACCCATCCTTATTGCTGGAATGCCTTGTCACTGTTTTTTGCACATTACATACAGTATGCTTATACAAATTGATATAGAATTGCTCTAACACAGACATTGCAACTGATAATTGTTCTTTCTCTTCTGGAGTCATAATTTTGTAATTTTCTTTTTGTTCTGATTCATGGATAACCTCAAATTCTAATACATCCATATCATATTTTCGTTGTAATATTATTTTATTAGTTGTCTCATATAATCCTCTCTTCAAATTATGTAAATGTCTTGAAAGACAATCATTTATTTCTCCACTTCCAATATATAAATATTCTTCAGTACCTTTTACTTTCATACCGTAGATTCCATAAGTATATATATTACCTTTAACTTCCATTTTGCTTTTCATAATAATCTCCTTACCGTCCATAAATGTAACTTATCTCATCATAAGTCTAAAAGGTAATACCAAGGTAGAATTATATCCACCTTAGCCCGTACAATTGGTTAACTAATCTCATCACTAGTTTTTCCGTTATTATTAATTAACCAGCTACATAACTGGCAAAGTACTTACATCTCACTTCAGTACAAAATTTCTCTGTCACCTATGTAATTTTATATTGCTCGTTTATGCTTTTCTTGATAACACATTTTACCTACACTCATTTCGTAATCATCAAAAAAATCCATAAATAAAAGGCAGGTTCCCAAATCGGTAAACCTACCTTTATTACTTTTAATTATATGTAGTTTTTCTTTGAATGAATTATATGGATAAACTTCTAAATTACACATTTTTATTCTCTAACTCACTATATCTCTTATTATTTTCTGCAATATTTTTATCATATTTATCCAAATTAGCAATACTTCTTTCTAATATCCATTCTAACTTTCTTGTATTTTCTTTTAATTCTTCTATGATGCTTCCCCACGATTCCTCAAGATTATTCATCGTCTTCATCTTCTAAACTTTCATATAAATATTTTTCAGAATAAATCAGTCCATTACGGACAACTTTACCTACATTCCCATAACTCATCATTAAATTACTATAAAAACTTTCATCAATATTTATTTCATCATCAATCAGTCCAAATAATTCAATGAAATCTTCAAACTCTACAAACTCTTCTATAGTATTTACTATAACTATTATTTTTCCATTTAATATACACATTTCTTTCTTAACATCTTCCAATCTAACCTTATATTTTTCTCTCATTAACCATAGATCTTCAAATAATTCATCATCAATTTCTTCGTCTATCTCATCAATTCTATCGCCATACTCATCTATTAATTTTTCATAACAATACATTTTATTACATAGTTTATCAGCCTGTTCCTGTATAGTTCCTTTTGCATTAATCTCAATAATTGCTTCCATTAATTTGTTCATCATATTATCTCCCTCCAATATTTACAGTTGCTCTAGTTATTCTAGTTCCTCTGTTATTCCTAATTCCTATTACTCCACTATCTTTATTTTCTAACTTTTCCAATCTTGAATTAATTTCTTGTAATAATTTACTTATCTTTTTTAATTCATTTAACATAATTAATCCACTTCCTTATCAAAAGATTCCATGTGGTCATCATTTAAATAAATCATGCAATACTCTGTTTTTGTTTCAACTACTATACAATTTTCAATTTTACTGTATGTAATATTTCCAAAATCCTCTAAGGGAAACCAGTTACCCATACTTGCAATTTCATGTGTTGGTTTCCATACAAAAATATTTTCACACTTGTTTTTGTCTAATAGTATTTCAATAAAATCTTCTACTTCATTTAATTTTTCCATTTTTAATACACGCTCCCTCTAATTTATATTATTTGTTTACATAAAAAAAAGAGTAAGTGACTGGTAATTATCCAGTAAATCCCACTCAATTAATTGGTTTGCCATATTTTTTAACCCCGTTTGGCTTCAGAACATATTCAATTAATTTTGTTAGTGATATTGAAATCACAAAGTTGGATATATAATGGCACGGAAATTATTTACGCACCAAAAAGTATATCCACTTTTCTAATTTCAATTTATTTTAATTTTATACTTGACTTTACTATCAATTTTTAGTAAACTATAGACAGAATAGTATTTTATGCATTAAAAAATATAAATAAAAAAACTTAAGCGAATATTTACTCCACTCAAAATATATTTATTTATTTTTACAAATAGGGTTGTGTTGTCGTTACGGTCGGTGTATAATTAAGGGTTTTGATACTTTATTGTTAAAAAATATAAAAAAGAAAGCAAGAAGTTAATCTTACCTTCTCTCCAACTAGTTGTGCATACTTGTTTATCGCATTGCAATAGAGCGACTCAGCCTACTTAATTCGCACTGTATTAGTATATTGTTAACTTCTATATACCACTTACGCTATTGTGGTGACACCTCTTAAACCGTTGCTATTCCTAGGATAAGAGGTGTTTCTAATGATTCCCATTTGCAAGGTTGTATTATTTTACCTGAAAGCAATTTAAAAACACTTCTTTATAAGAATTATACATTAAATTTAATACTGTCATAGTCATTTCATTAAGTTCTTTATACTTGATAATATGCTCAATTTCCTTATCGTCTACATATGTTATAACTTCTCCAAGGTCATCCAACTTAATCATTTCAATACCATCATAACTAGCATCTGAATTAAATGCTCTCATTACGATTCTGTGTACTGTCTTAGGATTTAAGTCTAATTTTTTCAAGTCAGCAATAGCTGTATTCTTTAACCATCTTCTTATATTAGTCTTTTTCTTACTATCATCTTTAGAATCATTAACATCAAAGTAGTTTTTATTAAGTTGGCTTTGGCAGTCACTTATTAATTTTCTAGCACTATCTACTTTACTTTTATTGAAGTTGCCACCAGTCATTTCTTTTTGCATTTGAAATAGGTCTTCTATTTTTATCTTATCAGTAGCCATTGCTTTCATATCTATTACATCAATTAATTCCTGAAGATAATCCATTGAGCATTCCATATGAGTTGGAATTCTATAGTCGTTATTTTTTGCAACATATTTAAAAAAATAAGGGACTATCATTTTTACCATATGAACTAATATTTTTTCATCTAATTTCTCTACTATTTTTGCTTTCTTATCAAGGGATATATCTGTTTTTAATAAATCATATTCTGAAACTAATCCTTCTATATCAATTTTACTAACTAATTCGTATTTTGTATTATAATCATCATATATTTCCTCTGTAGAGTTAACTTTGATATAGTCCTTGATATAATCTACAATCTTTATTTTGTCAACATTCTCTACATCCATTGCAAATTTTAATACCTTTTCATCTTTACCATTATCATCTTTATATGTTGTCTTATTTAATTTAGATAATTCTCCACTTAATGACAACCCTTTGAAATTTTTCTTAGCCATATCTATAGCAATTTGACTAAATGAACTACATGTACTTGAAGCATTATAGCAAGATTGTATGAATTTATCTGATTTATTTGTGTTCATTGCATCATACATGTATCCGTTAAATATTGCACTTTTGTTGATAATTTTTCCTATGGTTAAAGTGCTACCTCCAAGGAAATTATCAAGGTCTGCTAGTGCTTCCATTGTATTAATTTGTTTTTCATTAGTCCCTTTGATTCCATTAACAGGAGTCATCCATTTTTGACTATCTTTAGCTTTCTTTACTAATAAATCGTTATTTGTCATAAAAACGGTGTCTATGTCAAAGTCACACCCCTGTGCTCTATTCATCAAGTCTACATCGTATGTATTTACGAATGTTACAAAATCATATTGAGGTTTACCATCTATACAATAACCAAACCATTTGTATTCTTCATGATATTTATTGATAACATGAGAAATATTTCCTGCGTTCACTTGAGGATTACGTATCATTAATAATGGTTCTTTATCAAATCTAGGACAATATACTTCCCATCCCGTCATAATACTTTTTCCAATTTTATTATCAATCTTAGTGGTAGCAACCATCATTTCATATGGACAAGAAATCATTATAGCATATAAACTATTTTTTATTCTGATTTTACCACAACGCATATTTTTAATATAATCTTGTAATTGCTTACTTTTCCAGTTTTTAAATTTATCTACAAATCTGAAATCTTCATTAGTTTTTAATAAGTCCGTTAACATTTCTCCAGTTGAACCTTCTTGAGAATTTGTAACTCTTTCTAAGAAATAAGTCATTTTATTACGTTCTGCCCTATTATCTTTTTTAGCCTTTTTCCCCATTTTCCTTACACTAGCGGAATCTTCTAATGTATTATCTTTCATATATTTTAAATGTTCAAGTTCATCTTTCATTAAAGCAAATACATCATCTTTAGATAAATTCATGCTGTTTAACATTTGGTAAGATAAGCGATTGTCATATTTGTAATTGCCTTTGTGATCTATTTTAACGATAGAAAATGTAGTAGGTATCTTATCTAACCAATCATCATAAGCTTTCATAGAATCATCATCATACTGGTCTTTAAACTTAATATACTTACAGGCTGAAGGAGTTATCACAACTTTGATTTTACTTGCATCTTTAGGTCTTTCCCAAGCATCATAAACTGTAGTAATTCCATTTTTTTTATAATAATCTTGAAGTCTAGCCCTACATACATTAACTTTAGTAAAATCATTTCTTAATAATACACATGTAGCTTCCTCTAAAATTTCATTCTCAAGATAAAGTGACTCATCCATAAGACCTTCACCATCTGTCATATTATTAACTACATTATATGTATCGTCCATTTGGTGGACACCTAAATCATCTTTAACAGTTAAAGTTTGTTTAGCAGGAAATGAAGGACTATTCAAATCCTTAATTATGAGAATCTCCTCTTTTTTAATTTCCATTAGTCCGATAATTCCCGACATAATTAATGAAGTATATGCTTCCCTTGAAGTAATATCATATTCTTTACCTATTTCAAATTTTAATCCTAAAAGGCATGGAGTATAAACTTTATCATAAAAATCTTTCTTAATAAAAGTTACATTAGCAGACCTAGCTTTTGAAGCTCCACGTTAAAAAAAACAATATTCAATATCATCAATCTTAATAACATTTGTATAAAATAAAGTTCTAATATCTTTTTTATTTATTTCAAAATCAACTAATTTAGTTACTTTTTTACCATCTGCTTCAATAATATCTTTTGATTCCTTACAAAAGAAATTCTTAGTAAATTTTAAATTTATAAATAAACTTGTAAATTTATCATTCTCAGTTTCCCAAGTTTCCCCATCTACAAGATTAAAAGCTCTAAATATTTCTAATGAATAAGGCATTGTAGCAGTATATATTTTATTAACTTTTCTATCTGCTGTAGAATATTCAAATTTAGTCTCCATTACCTTGTCTTTATTTTCTACCCTCTTAACTATATAAGCACCCTCTAAGTTTAATATTCTATAATTATTATTAGTTATTTCCATTATTAATACATCCTCCTCGGTGGGATCATGTCCCATTATTATTAAAATTTAATCTCGCTGCAATTTGTTCTATGTACTACTATAAATTTCTCATATATTCATCAAAATCATTTCGATCATCATCAGGATAATCATTTTCGTCAGGATATTCTTCATTGTCACCTTCATACATAAAATCGGTATTAGGTTCTTTAGGTTCTTCATTAAGATTATAAGGGTCACAATCATTTGAAATTTTATCAGCTAATTCAATTTTCTTTTTACCTTTCTCTCCAAATTCTCCTTTACCTTTTGGCTTACTACTTTCAGCTTTATGTTTCTTAACAAAATTTACATAATAATCATGCTCATCTTTATTATAATTTTCAACAACCCATTTATAATATTTATATTCAACTAATAAATCATTTGAATCATCATCTATTAATCCAAGTGATACCTCAATGTCGAACCACTTGTCGGCTAATTTTTCGCTATAAACATTACCAAAAATCTTACTTAAAATCATTCCAGGGTTATTATTTAATAAACCTTTAATTTGAAATATCGCATCAGCCTTATCACTAGAACTCATCATAATTTCATTTTTACGAGCTATATCTTTTGCAGTAGCTGTTCCTAAATTTTCCTTCTTAATAATAGAGCCTAATTCTCCATTAAGTTTCCTATTATTATTTTTATAAGTTGTTTTATTAGTAAATATCTTAGTTTTGTTTACTTCTAAACTTTTATAATACTTAATTCCCTCTTTAAGATTCTCCTTCCAAGTTTCTTCAAACTCAGAATATAAAGTATAAATATTACAACTTTCTCTAGGCATTTTAGTTTTATCAGTTGCATAATAAAAATGACCTGCATTAGCAATTCTAATGAGATTTAACTCAGTTAAGGCTTCATTATATTTATTAATTATTACATCTGTTAAACCTAAATCATATGTAATTGTCTTAAATGAAGGGAAACAAATTTCTGCTCTACCACCTGTTTTACCTAAATCATTATCTTTA